TTCGCTTTTTTCTCGTCGCCCTGCAACAAACCCGTTCGTTGCATAATTGCCGCGCGCGCGCCTTCTCGATATTTCTCGCCCTCGTCGACGCCCTGCTGGATCATCGGCGCCTGTTGCACGCTCACGCTTGCAACCTTCATATGGTCGAGAAGCTTGGCGCGCACAATCTCGACAGTTTCGTCGGAAGAAAGCGCTTCAATCTGCATTCGTAGATAGTCCGGTGTGTCGAGTCCCTCGAACACGCGACGGATCTCCGCGCTCCTGCCCGAGATAGATTCTATTGCCGCCTGTGTATCGGGCATGTTCAATTCCTCGCTTCTGTGAATTTTCGCCGCTGGATCCAGGCCAATGCTGACCAAAGAACCCTCGACGGGTCGCCACCGCTCGACGACAAGAGTGTTCGCGTCGAGCTCGGTGATTGAATCGTCCGACGCTGGATCAGCGCCCACCGAAATATCGGTAATAGTGCCGTCGCCGACTTCGCGAAGCATTTCGCCCGCTTGGGCGCTCCGGCCGAAATGCGCGACGGCGGTCGTCTGGTGGTCGCCCATTGTGATCGTCTTAAGGCGCCCGATTGGCAAACTGTGACCGTTGTGCATGACCAACAACGGAATGCCGTCGTCAGTGACCTGGCTAAGATCGAGCGCGTTTTCGCCGTGGCGCAAAATGATATTTTTGGCGCCATGCCGCAACGGCGTATCTGTCGCGAGCGTGACCGGCACGGTGCGCGCCTCGAGGTCGAGCCCGTTACGCTGTAGCGATATCGTCGTTAGTATTCGCTGGATCGTCATTCTCAACTGCCTCTAATGGATTTGCGGCCGGCTGCTTGTCCTGCGCTCGCTCTCGGTCGATTTCTCGGAGCGAACCGCCGTGTTCCCGGATCACTTGCTGTCTGGATTTGAAACCGGCCGCGACGGCGGCGGTGTCGGCTTCCACTTCTTTCTTCATGTCGATCCACGGGATAGATAGCCCGGACACGTCCATGTCGAAGATCGTTTCTGGATTGATTGCGCTGGACGCTATGCGCCCGGACATCTCGGCGGCGCGAACAAAGCGCGACCAAACCGGGCGCCAGAATTGTGCGGCGAAACTGTCCAAGTCTTTTTTTTCAAAAGTGCGCCCTTCCACGAGCTCCTGGCGCTGGCTCGAATAAGAACCGTCCGAGTAGTCGCGCGCAAGCGTCGAATACCTGGCGCCAGTGCCCGAAGCCACCGCGCGCAGTTGTCCGCGCCGGAAGTCCATTAGCCCAGGATTCGGGCGGTTGCTATCCGGAGACATAATGCTTTCGCCCGGCCCGAGGCGATGAATTTGCCCCGCGTCCATTTCAAATGGGAGCTCGCCCGACGTAGCGTTTACCGCTTGCGTCGCGCCCCACTGTGGCGTGGTTTGAACGAACAAGCTCAGACTCGCGGCAATGCGTGCCGCTATTTGTTCGCTTTGCTCGTAGTCGTTAAGACTGTCAAGCCTGTGTGCTACCGAGTGCAGGACAGATATACCGCGAGTCTGATGGAGCCGCGAGACACGTTTTACGTGGCTAACTTGGTCAGCCGGCACGCGCGTTAAATCTTGCAACGTCGGCGCCGCAAAACGTGTCAGCGTGTCTTGATTGCCAGGGTGTGATTTGTAAAAGTAGTAAGCCGTCGGCCGGCCGGCGTCTGATTTCTCGACGCCATGAATAATTGCCGGAGTATTACCTTGCGTTAGCGTGAACGGCAGAAATTCCTGTTCAAGTGCTTCTAGCGAATACGGCAAAATCTCGCCCTCGCCGAAGCGGTGATTGATAAACACCTCGCCGTCGCGATACCAGCTCCGCGCGATATGGTGAACAAGATCCGACCATCCCAGCGTGCCCGAGCTGTCAGCCGTGTCTCGCCAGCGCTTGAACAGATCCGATAATTGATCGTTAACCACGGTATTGAGCTCGCCGCCGCGGCTGCGAACCATTGGCTCAATGGTCATCTGACAAACTCTGTTCGCGAGCTGGTCGAACAAACCGCTAACAATGTCGTGATTTTGATCCAGATGCCGCGCCCACGCCGTTACTTTGTCGGTCGCGTGGTCCATGTTGCTATCGGCCGAGCGTTTAGTGTCGGTCGGGCGCAAGTGCTGGTGATGCGTTTTCGCGGCGTCATACAGCCGTTCTAACTGCGCTCGCGCGGCCACGCGGCGCAAAGTCCATTCCGGCGCCACCACAGCGCCCAGGTCCGTTAGAAATCCCACTAGTCGATCCCGAAGGTTTTAACTGGGCGGGATTTCTTTTCTTTTTTCGGTGGAGCGGCGGCGGCAATCTCTAATGATGCCGGCGCGTGGCGCAAATGCCCCGCAAACCCGCAGCTCTCGCACGCGAACGGCCGCGTGTAATGCGCGACAAGCTTACATTGCGGACATTCGGCCAGACGTTTCGCGGTGTCGACTCGAGCGGAAACAGCCATTTTCACCTCGTTTTAAAAGCAATTCGCACGTTCGGATTGTTCACGCCGAGCGCCACGGCGTCGAAGCTTTCGATGATGTTTTGCCAGTACGTGATTTGTTCTCGGATCTGGCCGACGTCGACGCGAGAAAGCGAGCGCCCTGCTATCGAATAGGATTGCCCGATAGACACGGCCGCGTCTGCCGCGATCCAAGCGGTTAGCGCTGTTTCCGCTGTTGCTTTCGTCATTGCCATAGGAAAAGGTTAGCGGACGCTAACATCGCCGGCAATGCGGCATTAAAAGTAGTATTTCGGTTGTAAAGTGCTGTTTTACGCCGAAAAAAGACGGATTAAAGCCCCCGCCGAGCGAACTTGCTTTCGCGAGGCGCGGTGCGGTGCTCTGGCGCCGCTGTCCGTACATTCGGCGCCTGGATGTTTTCGTAATGCAACGACATCGCCGCCGACAGCGCGTAGACCTCGCAATCAAGGTAATGATTCGCGCGGCGGCGCGGTTTTTCCCATTTGCGCTTGCCGCTGCTTGTCTCGACGACTCTTTCGGACACAATTTGCCGGCAATAGTCTTCGTCGACGTCTCTATGTAACAGCCATTGCCCGCTCGGCGCGTCCTCCGGCCATCTTATCCGCATGTGCAACCACGTTTTAAGTTTGTCTGTGTCGACCGTCCATAGGTGCAAACCGTCTTTAATCGTGGTCCCGTCTACGTGCGCAGTGATTGCCGAGCTCTTGTATATCTTGTCTTGCGCGTCTTTACCCGCAATCGGGTGCGCGATGCCGTGGTGTCTCATGCAAAACGTGTCGACCATATGATCGGGCCGGCGGTAACCTTCGTCGAACGGCCGGTAACCACGGTCCACAAAACAGCGCTCTATATTCAAGGTTTTTACTGGCGTGCCGAGTAGCTGGCTCAGTTTTAGCCATACATCGTCGTAAGCCGAGTGTCCCTCGAGATAACCGTTCTGGATTAGCCACGAGCTCATATTGACGCCCCATCCCCGGATAACGTAGAAAAGACCGTCTTTTTGCACGTCGACGCCCATTGTTAGACGTAAACAGCCATTAGGGATGTCGAGCGGCGCATAGGGACGCGATAACGCGAACACTTCCTTCCATTCTGGCGCGTCGCCGTAGGCCGTCCAGACTTCGCCGAAATCGGTATTGATACACGCTTGAATGCGCAACGGATCGTGCGAGCGGTAGCTCGCGCACAAATTCCGCGCGAGATTCGCGATAGACATCCACGGCGAACAGATACCCGATACCCAGAACGAACGATACGCCTCGCCGGCAGTCGGCCCCGGCTCGCGCGTGTAGGTGCCGTCAGATTCGCGAGCGTATCGGCAATATTGCCCAGCCCTGTTAAGCGCCGGTTTGCGCGTTTCGTCTATCTGCGCCCCGCAATTCGGGCAATACAACCCGCCCAGGTCGAAAGCTTCGGCCGGGTTAGAATCCTTCGGCCAGACTATGTGCTTCGATTGAGGTCGGAACCAGCCAACGCAATGCGGACATTGCCACTCGAAGAACTCTCTGGTTGCATCGTCGAAATGCGCTTGGATCGGTGAATCATCTTCAATAGTCGGCGTGCTGGTTAGCATCATTAAAGAGCGCGCAAAGTTTTTCGTCCGAGCCCTGGCGAGCGTTACCGGATCGCCCTCGCCCGACACGTCTCTCTCCATGCGGTCGATCTCGTCTAGCAGACAAAGCCCCACAGAAATTGAGCTCAACTGGGTGGCGCTGCCCGCCCAGGCCACATTGCATCGGAGCCCGCCGACATACTTTTCGGTCAGTTTGTTCATCCGGCCCCAATCGGTGATTTTTTCTAGAGCCGGCGTGTTGCGCAACAGTTTTTCAATGCGGTCGCCGCCGAACGACCGAGCCAAATCTTGCGTCGGTTGCACAATGAGCGATTGCACGCGCGGCCCGTCGGCCATTCGATGGCCGAGAATGCACAACAAAGCTTCGGTCTTGCCCATTTGGGCGCCGCAAATCACCGTTACTTGGCGCGTCGAGACATTGCTCGCCGCCTCGAAGATCGGAATGAAGTACGGTATACGGCTACTGCGCCAGAGTCCCGGCTCCGGCGGGTCGGGTAGTATTCGGTTTGCGTCCGCCCAGCCGCCCGCGTGGCGCTTTGGAGGCGGGCTGATTATCTGCGTGACTGGCGTTAAGACGTTCGCCAAACTGATTAAGCTTGCGTTCGAGGTCTGCTCTAATTCCTCTACATTCACGTTCGATCACCTCTTCGCATTGCGCAGGATCGGCTATGCCGGCGAGCTCGCTACCGAGGCGCGGCGGTAACGAATCAATCGCCGCCACGTATTCGCCGGCCAGCGCTGTATTGAAGTGCGCCACGTCATCCGAACGAATGACGGTGCCGCGCAGTATCTCTGTCTCTAGCACCTTATGCGATTCTTGCGCGACGTAGAGTCGGCGCCTAGCTTCCTCGGTGTCTGGCGTGTCGCCTCGAACGCGGTCCATCTGCCATTGCACCGCCGCCGGCACGTCGAACATGCCGCGCCCCATTTTCGGCATCCCGTCCTTGACCCATTTTCCGACGGTCGGCCGAGTAACGCCGAAGATTAAGCACAGCGTCCCGGTGTTTACGGTCAGCTCCATATTAGTATGATCCCCGGCCGCGCGCTTTTACCGCCCAATACATTGACCTAGCAAGCCACGACGCCACGCCGGCCGACACGAGCTCCTCGCGGAAATAGTCGTCCGCCTTCGCTTTCGTCTCGAGGGCATTAGCATACATCCAGTCATGCCCGCAGCTCGCGCGTAACACCTCCGGGCGCCCAGGCGTAACAACACGCCAAAAGAAACGCGGAACCGTTGCCCCGTCGAAAACAAAGCCGGCCGGTATTCTGTGCCCCCGGTAGACGAACGCCTTGCAAAGGAGGTACTGACTACGCCCGGCCGGACAGATAACCGGGTCGGAATGCGTTACCGGAAGTGCAAACCAGACGGGATTCAAAACGCTTGCCCAGATATAGCGCCGTAACTATTTGATTTCATTGAGGCTCGCTTTTTGCGTGCATGTGCCC